TGCCGCAATTACTAACACATCAGTAATACAATTAACAAAATTAATAAACAATGAATACAATAGACATCAACTCGCTGCTTCCGTTGGTGAAGGATGCGAATAAACAAGAGTTCATCGACCTGATGACGGACCGCAATAAGTCAGTAGACCATTCAAAGGTTGACGATATAGTGCTAAGTAGATACGTTGCTACTATCTGCGAATGGTCACAATGCTATCACAGTATTGGAATGAAAGAAATACAGAGCAAGTCACGCATTCAGGACATCGTTTACATCCGTCACATTACTATGTGGTGCATTGAATTGGAATTTGGACATCGAATGACGCTAACAAGATTAGCTGCGATTTTTAACCGCCATCACGCATCGGTAATTCACGCAACGAAACGCTGCGAGAATACACTTGGATACGACAAAAAGCTTAATGCGATGTTAATTAGTCTTGATGAGTATCTCCAGTTAAGAGGTTTTTCTACCTTAGCCAAGATTTCAAATAAATTGAAACAACTCAAAGAATTTCAGAAACAATGAAACAACATTCACTAGCGGTTCAATGCTGCATTAAAGAGATTCTCGACAGAAAAGAAAAAGGAAAGCTTTACCCATCTGCTGAACTTGTAACAGAGGTCTGTGAAAAATATGGACTGGGTGAAGATTACATTAGAAAGATTGCACAGTTTCCTAAACGATGACGGAATAAAACATCATAAACCTTAAAAAACAAACACAATGACGGCAAAAGACTTCTTTTACAAACACGCGAAAGCGACTTGGCAAGACTGCATCTCTCCAGACGAGTGTATAAAACTAATGACTGAATACCATAAGCACATCGTTGGCGAGTTCGTTGCTCCTTCAATGGAAGATGTGGTCACGTTCTTTCAAGAAAAGACGGGCGGCAGTCAATCGGATGGTATTACATTCGCATCCAAGTTCATCGCACATTATGAACTCAAAGACTGGAAGTACGGCAATAAGAAATTGAAAGATTGGAAGCGTGCTGCGGTAGCTGCTTGGGATATGAGTAAGTTTGTAACACAAAAAACATTGAACAATGGATCATTTGGAAAAGGCACAAGCAGCGAGGGGCTTCAGTCACTCCTTGACCAATTTAAGTAAGGTCGCAAACGTAGATTTTAGAAAGATAATCGCAGCCAAAGAAGCACCGCTAATCGCATTGATTAGTGGGAAAGAATTTGCGGTTGAATACTACGCTCAACTTGTCTTTCACGGTATACCGCAGCCAGATAGAATTGAACCTATCCAACAACTGCACTCTTTTATATCTGATAATTTCAGTTGGTGTACTACGGTTGATTTTAAGTTAGCCTTTGAGTTCAACGCTGCGAGTAAGTTAGCCAACAAGCTAACATCATTCAAATCTTTTGATGCTACCTATGTCGGTAGTGTGTTGAGTGAATACTACCAGCTTCGAATGGACGCAATGAAGAAATGGAATGAGGTTAATGTCAACTACATCGAACCTGCACGACAGTTGCAATCAGGTAACGAGACACTTAGTTGGTTTGAGGAAGCATTAAAGAAAGACATTGAGAACGCGAAGAATGGTAACTTTATGGCAGCTGAATTGATGGGTTTTGTGATGCTTGAGAACTTGTACAAAAGTGGTCTAGTGACTGACGAATATTGGACGGATGCGGAATGGCTATCATTCAAGCAAAGAGCGAAACGAGTGGTTCACGATCAACAAGAAATCGGCAAGAACAAGCTTCAAAGAATCTTAGCCAACCCACGACTAAAGGAGCAGTACACGAATAGTATTGCGCGAGAAATGAAGGTGATTATGTATGTGAACTATTTAACAAAAAACAAATAGCAATGACCGAACTTGAAAAATGTGAATTGGCGAAAGCTAAAGGATACACGTACTGTCCAGTAAGCGGTGAATTGAAAGGTGTGTATGGAAAGGTGATTACAAAAAAACACGCTAGTGGTTATATTGAATGTAGAGTCTATTATGCAACCAAACCATTTTTTGTATTTGCTCATAGATTAGCTTGGTTTCTTTATTATGGAGCTTTACCAATTAATTCACTTGACCATATTGATGGCAATAAAAGTAATAATCAAATTGATAATTTGCGCGATGTAACCCATCAGCAAAATCAATGGAATCGAACTAAAGCCAAAGGTTATTCTTGGGATAAATCAGCAAATAAATTTTGCGCTCACATCGGAATTAATGGAAAGAGAAAGCATCTTGGATTGTTCAATACTGAGCAAGAAGCAAGAAACGCATATCTAAAAGCAAAAGAAATATACCACGTTATAAACGCCTAACTTTGCCCAATGTACATTCCGAATTACACTACTAGACAAGACGAAGCACTCACGCTCCTTTCACCTGCAAACTTGGTGACGGAGACGGTCTTGTATGGTGGTAGTGCGGGTGGTGGCAAAACATTTCTTGGGTGTTCTTGGCAGATTAATAGACGATTAAAATATGCAAACACTCGCGGCTTAATCGGTCGTGCAGAATTAAAGCGACTTAGACAGTCAACGATGGCTACCTTTTGGACGATTGCTAACCAAATGGGACTTCGCCCTGGCACTCACTACACATACAATGGTCAAGACCACGTCATCAAGTTTTATAATGGTTCGCAGATAGTGTTGATGGACTTAGGCTTTATGCCTAGTGACCCTGAATTTAGTAGACTTGGTTCGATTGAAATAACGGACTACTTTGTGGATGAAGTAGCGGAAGTATCTCAACGGGCAATCGATATTCTAGATAGCCGTGTGCGTTATAACTTAATCAATGGTGTGCCGAAAGGATTGCTATCCTGCAACCCAACGAAAGGATGGTTATACGCTGACTACTTCGATGCTGCACGTAATGGAACGCTCCGAGAAGATAGGGCATTCATTAAAGCATTGCCAACGGATAACCCGAATCTTGAACCTGCATATCTTGAGAAGTTGTCACGCCTTCCAGAGATAGACAGAAAACGCCTTTTAGATGGCGATTGGGACTATGACGAGAGCAACGATAGACTCTATTACTACGATGACTTACTACGTTGTTTTAGGAATGAATTGATAGGCACTACCGCTTACATCACTGCCGACATCGCAGCACTTGGAAATGATAAAACAATCATTGGATTGTGGTCGGGAATGTCATTGGTAGATGTGTTTATGATGGAGCATAAGTACCCCAACGAAGTAGCGGAGTTCATTCGTACTTTAGCCAAAGAAAGAAACGTGAAGTTGTCTAACATTGTAGTTGATGCTGACGGATTAGGAATTGGTGTAGTTGGTATTTTGAAGTGTCAATCATTCAACAACGGTGGTCGTGCGATAGATAGTGAGACCTATATGAATTTGAAAGCAGAATGCTACTTTAAAATGGGCGAGTACATCAACGCAAACAAGTTGACGATTGCCGCTGATAAGTTTAAGACTGAAATTATTAAGCATTTAGAAGTTGTGAGGATTGCTCATATTGATCGTGAAAGAAAGAAGGCAGTCACCAGCAAAGAAGAAATCAAAAAGAAACACGGCTTCTCTCCTGACTTCGCGGATATGATGATGATGAGAATGTACTTTGAACTATATCCGAATTACGGTAAATATGCAGTTAGATAATTAAACAAATAAATAAAATGGAATTTAACAAAGAATCAACGGGCATCCCTCCCGAAATGTGGGACGAACTAAAGAACTTCGTAATTGACAGACGAACAGTCAACGATTTGAAGCTTAACCGTAAGCTAGTCAAAGAAACTACACTTGTGCCAAATCCAAGATGGCCAGGTAGATATTTGACACAAACAAAATACGTTTGGAAAGATGGCTTTATGCCTTCAACAACCTACGTTGGAACGCCTGCTTATCTGCTCAATCTTGTATCAATGTATATCAATGATTACGGCTATGTAGTAGCAGGACAAAATGAGAATGGACATTGGCAGCTTTACCGTTCAGAACTTTCTTGGCAGTTGCCCGATGGGACAACTCATACCGAAAGCGAAAAGTTAGTTACTATTGTGCGCGATGGTGCATCAGTTATGTTTGACGATTTCGAGAACAAGAATCAATGGTCGTTTAATTGGGTAGTGAATGGAAAGACAACCGTTCTTGAATACGATGTTAGCGAAATTGCGGAGATTATGGGCGTGAATGAGGACACCGTACTCCAGATGCAGAACGATTATTTTGATGGCGAGATTAAAGATTCAGAGACGCACATCACTAACATATTTCCACACCTAGAATTTGATGGCGATATCTTGAGAGGCACGTTCTTCGTAAATGAAAAGGAATGGAACACGTTTAATTACTCGCAGCTGCGCACTTGTTATGGCACAAGTCAAGGAGATTTTAGAACTACTTGGAGATTATACAACGGTTGTGAAAGACCAGAGTATGCAACTGATGCCGATAGTACGGGCAACTTTGGCGAGTGTTGGAAGTCTGCGTATATGACTAAGGATAAGACACAAGCTTTTGAACTTGACATTAATTCAATTGCTGATGTTGACTATTCGAAACCTGCACACATTAAGTTCACGGTTCATTTTTTACCACTTACTGGTAAAGAGTTTAGACTTGAAGCCTATGCAAATCTGAATACCAAGAAAATTAGTTTAACACCTTTCGCTTAATTAACTGTGGGCGTAATTAAGTTTGCGCCCACTTTTTTTAACTTACAAAAAATAAACACAATGACAAAATTAACCACCGTAGAATGGATGTATAAAGAATTAAACAACTGCCTATATAGAGAGCAAGTTTCTGATATGATTCACGAGTTACGCAAACAACTTTTAGCAATGGAGAAGGAGCAGATGATTAAATTTGCATTTGACTTTTACTATAAACATTCAAAAAAGATGGGCGTACCCTTTAATTTAATAAGTGAGAATAGAATAAATGCAGAACAATACTACAACGAAACATACGGAGGTGACAAATGAAAAAAACAGATATGGTACATAGTTTTATGGCAGCAATGCCAAACAGTACGGCCTTTGAATTTCAAGCGAACAGAGTACAATATGAAGAAGGATTTACAAGATTTTATATTGAAGAAGCAGACGGCACAATGCGACTAATGGCGCACGTTCCAAATGATTATTATATTCAAAGACTTTCATCACTATGAGAAAATTAAACGAAACACACATAGTTATTTTTACTTCAGTTATCTTGCTGACTATCTTTTTCATCTTGCTATCAAATCGAAAGCGTGAGGATTTGTCACCGCTTCAAATCGAGATTCAGAAGCTGGAGAAGAAACTTGAAAAGCAGGAAAGAATGATTCACGATGCACTTATTGACATTAAGATGATGCGCGATACTGTCTACTTCTACGAATCTAAAAAGCCAATCATTACAAACAATTATTACAAAAATGAAAAAGTTGTACTCAGTTCTAATGATAGTATTAATGCTATCATTCGCAAGTCAAATCAAAGCGAGTTCGAGCGCAGATACTTTGAAGGTAGATACACTCCAACTAAATAACGACCAAGCATTTAATCTCTGTTACTACTCGCTAGAATATTGGTGGGAGTACGCAAAGCTTCAGGACTCAATTATGATTCAGAAGGATTCAATGCTTAAAAAGTACGTTGATATTACAGGCATCCAAGCGCAGAAGCAGGACGATATCGAAAGTATCTACAATCTAAAGAAGCAGATTGAAATAGATCAACAAGCAAAGGTCTTGAATGAGGAGATTGATAGAAAAAAGAAATGGCGAAAGCGGACGTTTGTAGTGTCTGCAATCGCCATACTGGAAGGTGCAATAATTTATCTTATTGTATCAATTTAACCCCATCAACTGCTCATTCTCACTTATCAATTCAAAGTCGTAAAAGTAGGCTTCGCTGCCTTCCATTGATACAATGTATATTATCATTCCTTTGCGAATGATAAAGCCAGTTACAAAGCGTAACCGACTATCTACATCGCTTCTCGAATAGACGATATCGCCTATCCGATAGCGCACCTTCAAGTTCAAATCTATCATCATAGTATTTTGCCTTCGTGTATTCTGAAGTTTTGTACGTTGAATCCATCACTACCACGCTTTGTGATGATTGCGAACCCGTGATTGTACTTTGCAAACGGTGCGTATTCAGGATTCAATTCACTAAGACATCCAACACTCCAGCACGTAGTCAACTTTCCATTAATATCCTTCTCCGTATGTTCACTTGTTTGGTGTGAATGTCCACAAATAGCAGACGATTTAGCCCTCATATAAAGACCTCGCGCAACGTTCACGGGTGAGAATGTAGATTTACCAAATTCGTGACCGTGTACCACCGCTAAAGAGTTAATACGTGCCAACTGTTTGCCGTGTATAATATCGATTCCAAACTTGTCAAAGCCTAGCAAGTTACTCAACTCAAAATCTTCAATACCATCTAGCGCACTTGCGTTCTTTCTGATGTAACGCTCGTAGCGTTCCTCGTGGTTACCCATCTTCGCATAAATTCTTGCCTTTGGAAACTTAAAACGCAGGAATGAAAAGAATTGTTTGGTTAATTGAATCTCTGATCTAAATGAACGCTTTGTTCTGTCCTTCTCAAAACTACTTATTTCATAACAGTCGATGAAGTCACCGCCCAAAAGAATAGTATCGCAGTTTTGCTTCACTCCGTAGTCAATGGCTAAGTGCAAAGCTTTAATATCGTGATAGGGAATGTGAACATCAAACAACATTAGGACTTTCTTTCCCTCAATCTCAATGATTGTTTTTTCTTTCGTGTCTGACTTGGGTAGATGATGGGCAACTGGTATTGATTCATCAAATTGCTTTGGACGATTCTTGCACGTTACGTGACGGTGATACTTAGATGCGATATTGCCAATCGTAGTATTGTACTTTTTAGCTATTCGAATCTTAAAAGCAGTTAATGTCTCGCCATCTTTTTTGCTTTCAATCTTGAAAACTTCTTCCCATTTTGGAGTGTTTGTCATTGTGAATTATTTAAGTAAGTAAAAAAGAAAAGGAGCGACTGCTCCCTTAGATATTTTTATATTCCGATTTCGCGTCAAAACAAGGACAAGCTTTAGCCACATTTGGAAAGTCCTTATGACCTTGAATTATTGCATTTGGAAACATAGTCTTTAATGCTTTAAGTCTTGTGTATAGTTGCTTCTTTTGCGCATCAGTTCTGTTGTCTATTGGCTTACCCAACTTGTTCACACCACCGATATAACACACGTTAATGATTGACTTATTGAAACCTTTAACACCATTGGACGGTTGAGCAATAGTCAGCAGTTGTGTTTCTTTTCCGTCCGCTTCAATGATGTAATGATAACCAGGGGACTTCCAACCTAGATTCTGCTTCCAATAGCGTTGTATTGCTTCGACCTTTGCGTCTTGTCCAGTTGCTGAACAGTGAACCACAATATGTGTTATTGTTCTCATTCGCTATCTATTTGAAATTGTCCTTTATCATCAAAAGATTGTAGTCTTTTTAGAATCCACTTAGGGAGTAGGTCAGGTTTTATAGCACCAATATTTTCAATAATAGAAATTGATTCACGAACAAGTAATGCTGCGTAACACAATTCCTCTATCCACAAAAATAGTGACTTCGTTATTTCATTGGTACTGAAGTTTGTAAGATTGTGCACAACTATCAAGAAGAACGCATATAGTACACTTTTGATAATCATACCACCGAACCGCGAACTACTTAGAACACTATACTTCCACGCCTTCCAAATACCGAGTACCGTATCAATAAAAATCATTATCACAAGATAGATCAGGAAAGACCAATCATCGAACACATACGTATTAAAAAACGCAGCCATACTAGACCAACTGATGGCAATCAATAGCGGCATTTTCATTTTTAGTATGTCGACATAAGGATAAAATATTTCCAAAGAATCATCTCTCATAACATCAGTCTTTTTTCTTGTCTGCTATGAACTTTTTAAGTTTGGCTTCCACTTGTTTTCTAAGTGCTTTGCCACGTGTCTTCTTACCTCCACCATTTGCAGTCGTAGTTGTTGTCATATGGATAATTGTTTCTAGTTGATAAACTATTGCCTGTGCTAAACACCATCTTGCCACGCCCGTAAACATTCTTTACTGGTTGCGTTTCTGGAAATGTGCTAGATGAATATTCAGGGAATGAATTATTGTTGTGGCAAAGATAGTCAACCATTTTTTTTGTGTAGTGTAAAGCTTTACCTCGTGCGTCATCAATCAATCTATCCAGTTCACTTTGCGCGATAACTTCGGAATCTTCACTTGTTCGTTTCACCAATGATCCATTATCATTTCGATAGTACATTGCAGGTAATAACTCAACCATTACGAACCATACTAACGCTTTGCGTATGTAATCATTTCGAAGTGTTAGATAAACACCCGTTATCGATGCATCTGCGCTATCATCTTTAATCTTATTCCACAAGTCAGAGCCAAGATATTGCTCCATATGTAAGTCTTGCGCCACGTAGATAGCTTGATAGATTCTGTTTGAATCTACTGCTCCATTCACGTTTGTATATTTCTTAACGAAGTTTTCGTCTATGATGCATATTTCTGCCATATCAGTCTATGTTTTTAAGTGAGCCGCGATTCGGTGTGTTTATTGGTCTTATTGATTCTTTGCCTTTAGCAGGTAAGAAATCAAGTCCACTATCCTTTACACGCTCATCGTTTTTAAGTCCTTTATTCGGTAGGAATTTACCGTCTTTTCTTTTTCTGAAGTAGATTCTTCTGAGCCAAGAATGATGGCAGTAACTTCCGCCTTTCCAGGTAAAAATATCGTATGTGCTTTGTCCTTCTGCTGCGAACTCTTGATTCACTCCACTTGCACTCATATCGGCTATATCCTCGTACCTAAACACCACACCTCTCGCACTATCACCTACCATTTGTCTACAAAACTTGCGTGAGTTCGCGCTAATGTTTTCAGAGTATTTATAGCGCAATTTGTACAAACCACTATCTCCCCAATTACTCGCCTCACCTGGATTCGCATAGCTGCCATATGCCATATTAACGTTCTTCAAACCTTTGAAATATTCAAGTTCGTCAGCACTTCCTCCTGCTTCTTCTTCGCTCATCAACTCCCATTCTTCCTCGTCTACTATCTCACCAAGGTGAGACAATTTATCAAGCCACTTTTCTTCTTCTTCAATCGTAAACTCTGGTGATTCAGTTGAACAACACACTTCAGTCGCTACTTTTTTTTTTAAGTGAGCAGAAAGATTCTGAACTGCCAACGCACCACCACCTGCGAAGAATGCTTTTGCAACATCTTCTGGTAATTGTAAGAATTGAATCAAGAATATTGTAGCTTGTTCTTCAGTTAAGATTCCTTCTTTCACTTTTGCTATGATGTCAATTGCAGACGAAATCTGCGCACCGTTATAACTTACATCAGCCGCAGTAACATCTGAACTCGTAGTTGTTGTTGCCACTCCTGCTGCATCTGCGTTAACTTCTTCGCCATTGCTCACAATAAATACTGCACTTGATGAATTAGCAGCTTGTAATATTGTCTCCGCTGCATCAGTTATCAAGCGTTGTGATGGCTCAATAACTTGTTCATTGAAAATCTTAAGAGCAGTTTCCATCTCATCTTTATTTGAACCCAATCCACCGCCCTCGCGGATACCAAAAAGAAGCGGAGATGTTACACGGTGAGCAATCATTATTTGACGAGTACAAACATCTTCCAAATATTGGTATTGCTTATCTGCATCAGTGATCGGGAATGGTGTGAACTCCGCTGCTCTGTCTCTGTTCTCATTAAACATCAAGACAAACTTACCTGCGTTGACTGCGCCACTAATATTTCTTTCGATGTCGTGACGAACCATATCCATTTCTTCCTGCGTCTCAGGGATACCGTTATTCATTGATACAACCATCGAAGGGAATAGACCATTCTGAATGTTGTTGACGTGAAATAAAGCTATCTGACGTGACAACTCGATATAGTTTAATGAAGAAATGTAGTCAGGCTTTCCGTAGTAGTTAGCAGTCGAAGAATTTTTGAAACAGAAATAGACTTGTCTTGGATTTTCTTTTTTGCTTTTCTCTGAAAACAATGGTATAAACTTAGGAGCGTTTCTGCGTTTCTTTAAGTTTGACCAATCGTTAGAATACCACACACCATTTATATCACCACTTTCTCTGTTGATACCAATACGACAGTTCTCGAATGGCAAATGTTCAACGAATGAAATCTCACCGCCCAATGTCCAGACTACCTGCCAAAAGAAACCACCGTGCAACTCTAAATCTAAAGCAGTATTATCTATTGCTTTGTCAATCTTTAATGATTTGATAAGAGAAGCAGTACCAACATCTTGTGATGTGATGCCTTTACCTGCAATCATCTGCGAGATTGAGCGCACCAATGATCCGTGAACTGGAGACTGCTCCGCAAGTTCAAGGCAGTATTGTGGAAAGCCGTTTCTATCACCATAGTCAACCCATCCTTTTGAAGATTCTTTTTCATCACTTGACACCTGCGTGTAATTTGACGAAAGGTTGATTGATGTTATTTTATTAATCAATGATGATGTCATTTGCCGTAGTTGTTTCAACGATATCGTAGTACGTGCCGTTGTCTGTTAATTCTAAATATCCAATCTCTACAATACCAACTATTGATGCATCTTCGTCATCAATATTTGTGGACGAATTTTGTCCATATACCACATAGCGATACCTTCCTGCCTGAGTGAGTGTAGATGTCGTGACAGTAATGTGAGAGTAACCGCTTCCGTCAGTTATGACTGTGGGAACTTGATTTAATTTCTCACCCGTTTCGCTATTCTCCTCTCTAATTATAGAAAGCATATAATGCGTGAAATCAGCCAACGTATACCTGCCTTCATAGAGTGATAGATATAGTGACTGATTAGCAGTATTCGGTAAAAGATATACCATATAAAATACAATATAAAGTAGCGGACAAATCTCTCAATTCATCCGCTACTAAATTACGAATTAATCTTCGATTGTGATAGTGCCAAATGTAGCATTATCGAAAGGCACAGTTGTATACGCTTCCAATCTTGGAGCGCGATATCTGTCCTCTGCTGAAAGTGTCAAAGTGTAACCATTCAAGTCACCTTTTGCTGCACCAGTTGAGCCGTTTCCACCGCTAACAAGTACACCTTCTTGCGCACCAACCATCCAAATATTTCTATTTGCATCTTCAACGAAAACTATCCAACGACCATAAGCCAAGTTCTGAAGTTCAACTTGCTTAGTCTGGCTAAGTTCTTTCAAACTTGCAGAAATAGTTGATGTCCAAAACACTGAACCCGTATCAAGGTTAGCAGTTGTTTCTTCAACCCAATTGCCCGTGTTACGATGCGGCACATATTTGTAGATAGTCATTGTTGGCAATACCTCAACTTGTCCAGTTGCGTTATCATAGTCAACACCTGCCATTACATCTTCCCAATCAGCAAAGTAAAGAGCCTTCACCCCACCGATGGTATCATTACAACCAAGACCAAAGCCTACTGTTAAATTACACATAGTATTTTTTTTTTAATAAAAAAACGGATGGGTGTTTAACGCCCACCCGTTCTTTAAGTTTATAATTTCAATTATGGATTAACGTAACCCAATGAGATGTCTGCACCGAAACCGATAGCAGTACCACAACGGTAACGCATTGCAACACGTACGTTATCAGAACCGTCAGTCATTGACATATCAATTACTTTCGCTTCGTTCAAATCTGAAAGCAAATCAGTTCCGAAGAACAAGTTATCCGCTTCCGCAGCAACCATTGTAGAATCAGGAATACCTGGACATACATAGATTTCGTAACCATCAATCAAGACTGGAGCATTCTCAGTCGCGTTGTATGTGAATTGGAAACCAAGTGTGTTGATAGCTTGACGATAGAACTGCGCAGTCTTACGGTTAACATAAAGCTTCACAGTGTCTGTCTTACCAATCAATGTAGATGGTAGAGCAGCCAATACCGATTGCATTTGAGCAATTACGTTAGATGCAGATGTAGCTGCTGAGAAGTCAACATCAGGAGTGCCTGATTTCGCGTTGTCAACCAATCTCAAAAGACCAGTGAACGCAGTGTAAGTTGGTGTTGAGTTGCCTGAAGCAGCATCAAAGTTACCTTGCCATAAGTTGTACTCGATAGCCTCTCCAACTTTTGCAGCGATGTGAGCCAACATAAAATCAGCGAACTCAACAGGCACAACGTCATTGATAAATCCTGCACCAGTGTTGTAAGCTTCCCAATCTTGAACGAATTGCTTTTTGCAAAGTTCAACGTTAGTGTTCAAGTCAGTTGTAGTAAGTACAGTTTCAGCAAGTGTAACTGAACCTGCAGTTGTGAAATCACAAGTAGCAGCAACAACCAATCCACTTGAAGAAAGTTTCTTGATAACCGCTTTGTACTTTACGTTTTCTTTGATAGCAACATAGCCTTTCGCTAGTGTGTCGCCCGATAGGATAGCAGCTTGGATATACGGAAGTGCCAATGCACCTGCGTATGAAGAACTGCTAATAGTTAATGATGTAGCCATTTCTTATTATTTTTTTAGTGACATAATCGTCTTAAGGATCGTGTCGTTTTTAGTTTGTTTTTTTGAAAAATTAACCGCAGTTTCAACTACTGCTTTTTCTTCTTTCACAGATACCGCAGCCGCTTGTTTAGACAACTCAGTTGCTTTAGCTTGTGAAATATTTAGATTGTTTTTTACTTCACTTAATTCTGCACGAACAGATGCAAGTTCAGTTTCTTTTTCTGCTAGTTGATTCTTGATTGAAATCAACTGCTCATCCATTGCTGCAATAGTAGCCGCGATGTCTGCACTCATTTCTTCTTCAGCGATTTCTACTTCAGTCACCTCAGTAATGAAGCCACCTACAGAAACGAGAACCATTCCGTTGTCAAGCGTATGCTCTCCGTCAGGTGCTGGTTGTGGATTTCCTTCGGCATCGATAACATAAAGTTCTGCTCCTACTTCAAACGATTCATTAGGTGTAGCCACCACCGTACCGTCTGCAAGAACTCCCTCCATCGCCATCTTAACTTCAATCACTTCAGAAAGCTGAACGCCTTTGATGTTGTGCTTTTTTAGAATAGCACTCAATGTTTCTATTACTTTCATTTGTATTGATTTTACACTTGATAATATAGATGCGTGTAAGTAATAGACAAATATTTATTAACAGTAAAAGAAAAGCCCGTCACTCATTAGCAACGGGCTTCTCAATCTTAACTTAACAAAACACAATTAACACAATGAACACAAACACAAATTAACCTTTTAACCTTGCAACGAAGATAAGTATTTTTCTATCTCAATTTCCCAACTTTCTGCGATTTGAGTTTTCGACATTTCAACACCTACTTCATTAAAGAATCCTTCAATCGAGAATCCTTTTATCTTTCCTTCTTTCACCTGATTCCATACCTCATCATTTTCAACCTTC